CCTTCAAACGTAGCTAATATACTTTGTTGAAATGGTAATACAACTGTGTTTAAGAATAATCTATATGCTGTTTCTAATTCTTCAGCATTATTACCTAATCCTGTGTTTTCTTTAATTCCTAAAAGTGCTGGACTTGTTATACGATGACTCGTTAAAATTTTCTGTGAAACAACGTCATTTAACGTGGTATAATAATCATCCGCCCCATTCTGTGGAATAGGAGTTATATCTGGTTTTAACGTTGGATCTGCAACATCCATGTATAACATATTTCCTGCATTACTAGTACCTTCATACTGTAATCTTAACATGTTTTCTATAGCCATTCGTTCTTCATCATTTGCATTTGTATAAGTTGTAATTGCTAATGATGGTGCTAAACCATTTTTAATGTTTGATATATGAAAGTTATCAACCTCCTGATCTAAGTCGATTACTTTAGAACCACCTACATAATCAGGTAGTGGATAGTATTGTTGTCCTGGTCTGTAAGGATTGTGGTACAACAGTTGTTTTGGTTCCTCATTACGTTTAAATAAATTAAATGCTGGTAATTGAGGTAATTTTTTATCATCTTGTTCTATATTATAATTCCAAATGGGTTTCCATTCTGAAGAAATATAAAATCCTGGTATTTTGTTTCTATCGTCTTTTTCCATTGCACGAACGTGACTAAAGTCAACGTGATAGACTTCTGCAATTTTGCTTCTATCTCTAGAGTAAATAATCTCTAAAGCATATCCACCAAATAATTTATAATCTAAAGCTACTTTACCGAAGATATCATTCCAAGATTCTCCTTCTCTGTTAGCAACTTTTAGTATGTCTTCATCTTCTGTTATTAATCCTTCACCTGTAATTGCTTGAACGATTGAGTTAACACATGAAGCGTGAGTTGAAGATTGGTTGTATAATGAAATTAAATATTCAGGATACTGATTATCAGCTCCAAATTTCATATACTTAGGCATATCGGGATGTGATTCCCTATATGGGTTAGATTCTCTATCAAATCCGTTATTCACGGACATTTTTTCCTTCTTAATTGACGAGAAATTAAATTTTGATTTTTCCATTAGTTTTGATATGTGTTAAATGTTCCATTCTCATTATTGGATACATAATCTGTAATAGCTGGATCATTTGATCCTGATACCCATACTCTTTCTGTATCAATAAAACCTGCATCAAAATCAGTTAGGTAACTTTGAAAGTTATACCATTTGTATTCTATTGTTGATATTGGATCATTATTATCAGCCCATCTAAGTGCTGTAACATCCCAAATTGCAGGGTTAGAACTGCTTGCTAATGGTGAAATATCTACAAACCATTGACCTGAAGCCGTTGGTACTAGATCTTTACTATGTTGAACTAAAATCCAACCTTCACCACCTTGAGTTTTATTAGAAATTACACTACCTGTTAATTCCCATGTAGATTGATCATAACTACTAGTTAAACCATATAGGATTTTTGATGCACTTACGATCCTATTGACCCATAAGGCATTTGTTTCTTCTCCGCTTGAACTATAGTTTAGTCTAATCACAGTAATAAATATGTTTTTATTGTAAGGTAATCCTAAAATAGGGGGTAGAGTTATCTCCACCCCCTTTATTTAGGTAATTATTGTATACTAGTTAGCAGTTGTAATGCCTGTAAGTATATCATNTAAGTTAGATCCACTAACTTCACTTGCTGGGAAAGGTTCGTCTCCCATGAATGATAAAGTGTATCCGTTAAGATCTCCAAAAGCTGTACCGGTTTGTCCAGTTCCACCTGATAATGTCATACCATTTTCTTGGCCTAAGTAGAAAAATTGTCCTACTCCGCCGTCTTCGGTTCCATTATTAGTTTGAACTATAATCTTAAGGTCTGGATTTTGAGCCAATACCTTAACTTGATTACGAGTTGACGATTGTAGTTTTTGGAATGGTGCGTTTACTACTTGTTCGTAATAAACTGTTCCATTCTCAATACTACTGTTAATAGTTTCTGTAAAGTCACCTGTGTTTTTAGCTAATTCAAATAAGAAGAATGTACCTGATCCACTGATGTCTGTTATTAAACCATTTTCCGCGCCTGTAACTGAAACAACTGAACCGCTTAAAATGTATAATTGACGTAATCCTCCCATGTTGTCTCGACAACCTAGTTGAAATCCTGATGTAATATCACATGCCATAATTTATAGTGTTTTTGTTGTTAATGTTCGGTTAAAGCTTAGTCTAAATCGTTAGACACGTAATATGATGGGTGTCCAATTTGAGTTCCTAATTTGTTTCTTAGTCTGTATTTTAGTGTATCAGAATTGATATCATACCACAATTGGTAGTTTGATGTATCTGAAACCAAATCAGTTCCTACGTACATATCAGATGCAGGTCCTAATACTACTCTTTCTGAGTTTCTTAATCCCCATCCACCTACGATTACTACGTTAGGATATCCTGGTAATGGCACTTCATAGTATCCACCTCTTGACTTCACAGTTGTTGGGTCAAAATGGAATAAGTTCTGTACGGTTAATCCGTTGATGATCCTTTGGAATACTGAGATACCACAGAAGAATGTTAAATCTGGAGCATCAGCTACGTTAGCGTCAATGCTAGAAATCATTCCTGTCAATTGCTCGTATGCACTTGATCCTGTAATTGCAGTTGCAGAAACTCCAGTTGCGATGTTTACACCTGCAGTATTACTTGAAATTAATTCTTTAAATCCATCACCTTCAGCTGTTACAGTTGAACCTGCGAATTCAGCACCTGCTTCGGCGTTCCAAATAAAGTCATCATTTGATTGTTGAGCTTTAGCTACTAATTCAGTAGTTAAGTCATTTAATAGTGAGAAAGTCTCTTCGTAAGATCCTTCTGGTAAAGCAGATATACCTAGGTATTTCTGAGTTAGTGTTTGTAAGTTCCACTGGTCGAAAGCGGTTCTTTTAGTAACGGTAATATTTCTTTGAGAAAATATTGCTGATCCACTAGGTGTAGTTACTGCATCTCCACCTTGAAAGTAAGGGTCTACAGCAATTTTGTTAAGTGGTTCTTGATATTTAATTCCTTCTTGTATAGAAACGTACTCTGCAGTATTTCCTTTGTATACAGTTTGAAGAACAATCTTACCTGCTACTTCGTTGTTAAAATCGCCTAATGCGGCTACATTTAATCCCATAATAGTTTAGTTTTGTTTGTTTGTTTAATTATTTTTGAGACATTCTCTTCAACATCAAGTTGTAGCGTTTGTCTGCTTTTGTGTTAGATTCTACTTTCGCGAATTTCACGTTTGGTATAGTTTTTTCAGCAGCTGGTTCTGATGAGAAAGCAGTCATTTTGTCTTTCATCGATTTCATTTCTTCTTCGATTACAGCCATTTTAACTTTGATTTCTTCTTTCATCTCCTCAACTTTTGCTTCAACTACTTCACCGATTAGTTCAACAACGTCTTCTAATTTAATCTCAGATAGACCCTCTCCTTCAATATCAGCTTTTTCGTCTTTTTCTCCGTCTAGATATCCTTCTTCTTCAGCATCAGTACGAGCATCAAATGCTTCGTCTTTTGCTTCATCCTTTTCTTCCATTTCTTCTTCTTCTGCAAGATCGGCTGAGCCTTCTCCTTTAGCATCTGGAAATTTAAGTCCTGTGATTTTAGAATCTTTATCTAGAATAAATTGGATACCAGATTTAGATACGTGTTCTCCCTCAGGTGCTTTAACCATTTTTCCATCAGCATCCTCTATAAATAAAGTTTGTCCAATAGCAAATTTGCCAGCCTCTTCGTTAGATACTTTCGATCCATCTTCTAGTTCCGCCTTGTCGAATTTTTCAACGTTTGCCTCTACTAAATTAAAGTGTTGTTTTACCAGCTCTTTTAATTCAATTTTTGTCATAGTAAAAAAATTAATTGATAAGTTATTGCGTTCCTTTGGTGGAACACTTAGCGATACATATATTCTTACTCTTTCTTCATGAAATCGGTAGGCTTCTGTTGAGAGAGTTTGTATATTCAATACGTATAATAGAACAATAAAAAATATAATATTATGAGTGTAAAAATTAATGAAAAAGGTGTATGGCCTAAGCATTGTACTGATTGTGAAGTTGAATTAAATCCAGGTCTAAACTGTTATTTATCAATGTTTAATGTAGGTGGATACAAATGTAAATCATGTAAAAAGAAACAATCAAAAGTAGAACACGTTAAGTATTGGCAAATGCCTTCTTATCGAATGCGTAAAGCAAAATTTATTGAACAATATCTAGAACAAGATGGTGCTGGTGTATATGCAATATATGAAAATGATGAATGTATTTATATTGGTGAATCAGGTAAAATTAAATCACGTGTAACTGCTCATTTTAGTAAGTGTATAAATCCAGAACATTGGCAATCACCTATACCAGAATTATTAGCTAAAGGTAAAATAAATAGAGATGATTTATCATATGATGTACTTGAGGCAGAAGACGACGTTAAAATACGTCAATCACGTGAGACACATTACATACAAGAACATATCGCTAAGTATGGTGTAGCACCAAAATACAATAAGTATAAAACGAAGTAGACAAAGAATGGCTCCCTAGAACGGGAGCCAATCTATATTAGAGAAAGAACTCTACAATAAAAAAATAAAATACATAGATAACAATGGAAATTAAAATCTATAACAATAAATATACTTATAATTTAAAATCTTTGTGTTTATCTAGCTTTGCTAGTATATTGGTTAACATACTTGGTGGTATTAAACCTAACATTGATGCATTTTTTAATACACTTACCATTTGAAATACTACGAATGGGATTAGAATTGCTTCTGATAGCCAACTTATTCCTGTTATTCCTTTTTCAACCATTATAATTACGGTTAGCATAGCTATCCAAAATACTAGTGATTTAGGGACTTTTAATGCTAATTTTGTTTGAAAATCTCCTGCTTTTATACCTCTCCACATTCCAAAGAATCCGTCGGCAAATATTACTACAATAATAGCTAGATATTGTTCTGCATTATTCATAGCTATATCAAAAAAATATGAGCATAAAAAACTCATTGTAGTAGTACCTACCATTAATGTTAAGAAGTTAAATTTAAGCATTCGTTTCATGTTCTTAATAAATATTATTAATTATTTTCCCATTGTTGTAAACATACTACGAATCGTTGTTTGCCATCTGGAAATTCACTTTGCATTGTAGTGTCTCGAATACATCTACTTAAAAATGTATCTTTATCTTCTGTTGGTTTAGGTGTACTAAGTGGCATATTCGTATTCTTTAGATTGTATAATTGTTTTATCTGCAAATATACCTTCAACACTAAAGCCTTTAACAGCCCCTGTTTTAATATATTTGTCCCAAATTTCTTTACTAATTTATCCCATTCTTATAGATACCAAACCAACTACCTTTAGTTAATTCGTAACCATATGAATTTGATTTATCGTTTTTAGGATCTGTTACTAACCATGATTCTACTAATGTTAAATCATCAATCGCTTTATCTGGATCGTGTTCAATATTAACTGAATCAATTAATTTGTTAGTCATCAATTTATATGATAGTTTTTTAATACCTTCTGCATCAAAGAAAACCATATATTTGTTTCCGTCTTCATCATATCTAGGTATTAATTTATCTGCTACCATTAATGGACCTGCTAATTCATATTTATCTGCTTGTGCTTTAAATAAAAATTGTCCTTCAGGTACACCATCAGCTACTTGAGTTGTAGTTCTAGCTGGTGGAGATACTTGAGTTGCTTGTTGTGCCCTAGGTCCACCTAATATTTCCTCTAATATAGGATTTTTTACTGCGCGTTTATTATCTGTATCTTCTTTTTTAAAGAATTTCTGTTCCCATCTATGACGACAGTTATAAGAACCTTTATATGTGAAAATATCGTATGTGCTAAATTCATCATTAGCACCAAATAATGACATTTTATTTATGTCTTCTAATCTGTATAATAAATCAAGGTTTAATACTTGTCTACAGAATGTTCTATTTTTACTATCTTTAGGACCATTATATTTGTATAATACTTTAAATTGTGAAGTATCTTGTAATGAACCATCATCTGGATTTGAATCGCTACGTCTTACAGCAAATTCAGCGTATAGTGAGTTATTAAATTCATCTTCAGTGATTTCTACCCACCCGCTATCATTACTATCTTCTTGTGTTTTACCAACGGATTTTAACGATTTAAGTAATTGCTCTTTTTCTTCCTCTGTAAAATTATCAAAATGTTTTTCTGAATGGAATTCTAATGGTTCAGCTTCTTCCTTTTTTTTTAGTAGTTTATCTGTAGCTATAGTATGTGATTGACAAGGCATATAGTAAGTAGTACCTCCAACTTCGTGTTTATGACTACCTGCACATCCAATATTTGAAGCCATCTGGTTAGCCTGATTTTCGTTTACAAATACTGGTATACCTTCTATTTCTTTAACATCAGCAAATCTACCCATTTCATTCATAATGATATCTTGAGTATTATCTTCTAATTCGCCTGCCATTCTTAATTTCTTAGTAGCCCAAGGTAATGCAGCAGGACCTCCCCATAGTAAATAACTGATATAACCACATGCATCATAATCGCTTCGTTTAACAGCTAATTCATAGTTGTCTTTTTGACGTAGTAGAAACGATCTCATTCTCTTAATGGTATCAAGGGATAAGTTTTCACCATTAGCAAGTTGCTGGGCACGAACTTTACCTACCTGAGTAGCACATTTATTCTTTATCGCCTCGTTTCTCTTAATACCTTGTTTAGCCGCGGCAATTGCTGCCTTAGGATAGTCGTTATAGGTTTCAAACTTTTGAGAGTTAAAATATTGGAAGTCTAATTCAATCGCTGGTTCAGCAACTAATGCTACAGCATCAATCCCCTCAAATTCATTATCCTCATCTATTGTTAATTTTACTACTTTCATTTATTTATGTTTATATTGGGTTACAGAAGGTACGTAAAGTATCTTTAATATCCACGTTATTTTAACCACTTATTGTTCTTCTAGCATTTAATTTTGCTTCTGCCTCTTGACTTGACGTTATATCTCCAGAAATTACATATGTTTGTATTGTATTATTTTGTACTTGTGTTTCTGGACTAGTACCTAAATCAATATTAGCTTGGTTTACAGGTGGGTTTGTTTCAATACCTCCTACTCCACTTATTTCACCACCACCACCACTACCTCCGGCGGCACCACCTGAAGCAGCACCAATTTGAGATTTAGCAGCACCTACAGCTTTTACTATCGCTGCAACTATTGAAGCGGCTTGAGCAGCATATGCTATAAGTAAAGGAACGTTTTGTGGAAAACCAGCAGCTAATGTTTTACCAAAACCGGTAGCAACATCAGCACTTGCAGCCGCAGCTTTTGTAGTAATACTTGATAAAGCGGCTTTTGCTTCTATTACTAACGCTTTGGCATTTAATATTTGTTTAGCAATTAATGCTGCTTTACCAATTGCTGACTCAGCATTTGCAAATCCTATAATACTATCTAGGGCAAATTGCTTCATCTGAATCCTTTCATTCTCTATCTGGAATTCTTTATCTATATTTTCATACATCGCAGCTAATTTTGCATCTGCAGCTTCTGTTTCTTTTAATGTACGTTCTTCTCTATCTAATGTTTCAGCTTCTGCCTTTAATTCTCTATAGTAATCTTCTACTAATTTAATTGCTTCATTATCCTTACCTAATTTTTCTAATTCAGCTATTTTACGTTCTTCTTCACGTTCTAATTTAGCAAGTCTTGTTTCATCTTCTAAATCTTCTGCTGCTTGTGTATATTCTAATACTGCGGCTGCTATAGCTTTTAATCTATCTGTTTCTTTTTGGGCATCATCTAATACTTTTTGTGCTGCGGCATCATCAATTACCTTTTGTGCTGCTTCATCTTCTGCTTTCTTTTTAGCTCTTGCATCAGCACGTTTTTTAGCTGCTTCTGCTTCTGCCTTATCTATAGCATCTTGTTTAGCTTTAAGTAAACCTGCTTCATATGCAAGGGAATCTGCTTCTATATCCTTACGTTCCTGACTACCTTCCTCAGTTAAACTAGTTAATAAGCGTTGTTTTTCACGTTCTAATTCTACTGTATCTTCACCTGCTGCTTTACGTACTTTAAGTTCATTATCAATGTCTTTAACACGTTGTTCAGATGCTTCTTTAGCTGCTTGTGCT